TTCTCACCATCGCTAGCATTTATCATATGTGATTCAAGAATAAACCCATCACCACTACCAAAACTTTGCTTTAGTGTTTCTTCTATAAACTTACCGAAATCTTTTGTAGATTCAAATCCTCTGTTTGTAGATAGCTTTCTATATATATACATATCAAGAGCCGCACCATTCTGCTGGGTTAGCAATCTATAAGGCACAGTATTTCTACCACCAGTTTTTCTTGCAACTAAGAACTCACCCTCTCTTACCACACTACCGGGGTCTAGCATTTTCATATAAGAAAAAATCAAGGAAATATCCGCGGCACCGGGCTTGTCTAAGGTATAGGCTTTGTCATAAGCTGTAATTATATTCTCTATATTTGGTAATATTTCATTATATCTTTCTACAAATTTATCTTTATTATAGTTGTTTTGCACTTTAAAAAAATTTTCATTTTGTAGCTTATTCATTGGTGGCAAGGCTTTTAATTCATCTAAGGTTATTTTTAATCCCTTCTGAACTGTGCCTGTAACATTATCATTATCTATAACAACTTCTTCTTCTTTATCGTTTATATTAATTTTATCAACATAGGCATCTGCTGTGGTTAGCCCTGTACTATCAAGAACTTTTTGACCTTTTAATGGACCAGTAATATAAATTTCATCACCAACATTATTAATTGTTGTTTTAGTTTCTGGCTTTACATATGGAAGAATATTAGTTCTTTTAGCAGGAGGTAAGGCATTTAACTCTGAGTTACTTAAATAAATAACATCATATTTTTTTTGACCTCCAAACTGTGCAAATGATGCGTCATCTTTTTGTAATTCAAATGGCTTTCTAGCTACATTTCCTAGTTTTTGAACTGATGATAATAAAGTAATATTTTGCAAGTCTTTTTTGTCTTGTCTTTGCTCACTTGCTATATAATCTTTAACACCCTCTCTGAGACCTGCGAATCCTGCACCTACTGCTGTTGCACCGGGCTTGCTTGACTCTTCTCCAATCTTTGTAAAAGCTGACAACAAGGCAAAAGCCTTATCTCTTTCTTCATTTCTTGGTTTAGCAATTCGTGATAAGATTAAATTTTGTAACGCACCACCAGATAAATCTTGTGTGCCTGAGCCTGATGCACCTAAAGCTAATTTAATTATTTCATCTCTAGTTGCCATTTAAGTTCCTAATATCTTATATAGTGCCGCTAGTGACCCTAAGCCACCAATAGTTTGACCATAAATACTTGGCTGTTGCATAAATTGATTACCACTTGCCTGCTGTCTGGTTAAGGTTTCATATGGTATTCCTTGAAGAGCACCCAATGCAAAATTCACCATTTCAAATGGAAATTGCTTTTGTGCTAAAAAATCTTGATAGGCTAAATCAAGAGCTTGTTGGTCAAGATTTCTTTCTGCCTCTCCTGCAGTCAAAAGTCCACTAGCTTGCTGTTCTGTTAAAGACTGAGTAAGTGGGGCTAACTGAGACAATGTCTCTGTTGCTCTTAATCTTGATGCTTCATCTGTTTCAAAATCTGCTCTAGCACCTGCTCTGTCTGCATCAAATCTTTGTGAGGCAAAATTAAGTGCATCTCTACCTGCTTGTCTTCTTAAATCTGCACCTGCCCTAGATATTTCTGCATCTGTCATAGCTTCTCTAACACCAAGCCTTGAGCCACCAAAAGCTCCTGCTCTGAGTGCGTCTGCTCTATTTTGATTTTGCCTTAGCTGTCTATCTCTCTCAAGTTGCTCTATTGCAGGGTCAATAGATGTTTGAAAGGTATCCATATATTGATTGACAGTATCTGCAGTAAAAGGTCCTGTTCCTTCAAATCCTTGACCTAATGTGCCTGCCATTGTTGTTGCATCATCAATAACATCTTCAAAACCTGTGTTATTAGCTAAAAGATTTAGTCCTTCTACTTCTCTATCTGTAAATCTTTGTGGTGTTCCATCTGCAGTTGTTCCATATGTGGCTACTCTCTGCCCTTCAAATTTAGGGAACTCACTTTTTGCTAATTCTCTAGCTTGTTCATATAACTCCTTA